GGTCATAAATGCCGTTTATAGCCTCCATCAAATTTTTACGGACATAATAAGCGGTCGCCAATTTATCAATATTGGATTCGGCTGTATACCTGGTTCCCTGCGTCATTATGTTTAGAGCCTGCTGCCCGGTCTTCTCTGTCGGTCTTACATCCATCAGCATTACATCTTTTGCCGCATCAAAAAACACCGGGCGGGCTTTTGCCGTTACCCCGGCGTCACCTTTATTCCGGTCATAAATCCGAAATAATTGATCTTTTCCAACTAATGTATCGCACTTAACGACGGCATTTTCTACGATCATATTCACATTGTGATCCAACGGATTGTCAATCGTCAATTCCCATGCACCAGAAATATTCATTTCCAAGAGACAAGATTCCGGCTGCAATACACCATTCCCATTTTTTTCAAACTCTTCATTTCCCGGAATATATATCTGTATCATCCATCAAACCTCCATCGTGGCACAATATGCAGATCAAAACCTCCATCCAGCGTAATCCTGTTCGTACCTTCCTGCAGACAGACGTCATCATAATCGCCGACGATCTTATGGGATAAATTCACTTGATTACGGTATGCTATCCTGCGTTCTGTATCAATCATTAATTCGCCTTCGACCTCCATTGCCATTCCTCTGTCATTTACGGACAAATAACATTTCCCATTCCCCACAATCCTGTATATCGGCCTGCATAGGGAATAGTGATTCTGAAACACGGCGCCCCGTATTGATGATCGTACTCTGTCCGTCCCCTCTGGTAAATACAACTCTGACGACAAGATACCTTCTCCCCTGGAATTCATAATCTTTTCCAATCCACTGTTACAGAGAACAACCTTTTCAGGAGGTTTACTGCTTCCAATGTACTCTCCGTCTGAATTTACCAGAAAAACTTTTTCTAAAATGCCTTCTTGCTCCAGCTCCCCGCCGTTTACATACCATGCCGGCGCGCAATGGAAAATGGCTTTAAAATTCCCGGTTCGGATTGATTGCCTTGCATTCTTATCCAAGGTCACATAGTAACACAGATAATAGAATTCTTTGTCATCCGTAAATTCCAATTTCTGATTCCTCTGGGATACCCATCTTCCGACCTTTCTCCATGTTTCAAACCACTTTTCTTCGGGACAGATATAATTAAATTCTACCTCAATATCTATGCCATTCTTTCGCCCATTATCAATATGCAGCGCGCCATCCCTCCCGGGAATGATGATCTCATCAATGTCGGGCTCTGGATATGGGATATCTGGCCGGTATTTTGCGTATACTTTGATATCCGCGGAGGCCTTCCCGCCAAATAAGACATTGTACATTCCTACCACACTCCCATTGCCATACTTTTACCGCCCTGCCTGCTGCCGATCTTATCAACAACCATTTCGGTAATAACATCAAAAAACTTTTTATCTCCTATGTAGATATTGTTTTCCGCTGCTATCTTTAACTCAGATAACGCGCTAAGGAGCATGTCGGCCAATACGGCATTGTTAGAATTATTTTCTTCCCTGATATACTGCTTTAACAGGTCTATCGGGAGTACTGCTTCTTTTCCCGCTTCTCCGCCGCCTAAAAGGGAATCGCCATTCCTTCCAAATATCGTTGGCTTGTTCAGGATTCCGCCTTTTGCATACCAAGCTATATCCAGCTTCGGAACCCGTGGAGGCGCTAAACTAAAATCTCCTTTTAATTTAAAATGTGGTAACTTTATGCTAGATAACCAATCAAATGAAAAAAATTTCTTAATTTTCTCTGCAATACCTCCAAAAAAATCTCCGATATCTTCACCAATTCCTTTTATCTTATTCCCTGCTTTTTTTACAAATTTAACGACTGCTTCCGCTATATCGTTTACGCCATCTCGAAACCACTCACATTTATTATAGGCCATCACAAGTGCCGTTACTACAATTCCAAGCACTGTAATAATTGCCCCGAAAGGATGCGCTGCCATAACTGCCCACAATGTTTTTGCACCTGTGATAGTGGTTCCAAAAGCATTTATTAACGGTGCGATTGCCGCCACCAGCAATATTATCACCGCGATAATTTCTTGTGTACTTGGTGGAAGTGCATTAAATTTTTCCAGAAGACCGGCCACTATCTCCGTAACCTGTGTAATAATAGGAGCTATTGTCTCAGCTAATTCTGCAGTAGCTTCCTTAAAATCAGCAGTAGCCTGATTTCCCTCTACGATTGTCTGGTTGTTATCCTGCCACTTCTGCCCGGCTTCCATCAATCCCTGCTCAGCCAGTTCCTGCATGACCAGATTCGCCCGCTCTGTCTCGCTCCCGCACGCTTCCAGTCTCTCATTAAACCAGTCTTCCGACGTCCCAGCCCAGTTTAATACATCAGCAAATGTTCCTGTCACACTGCCTGCCTTAATCGTCTCATTAATCGATTCTGCCAGGCCGTCAATCGGTATACTGTCCCCGTACTTCGCCCAGGCTCCAATCGTACCATTAACAAGCTGTGTCAATTGATCCTGTTCAAATCCTAATGCCTGCAGATTGGCCGTTGTGGTAGCTGCTGTCTGATCGTCTCCAAGCACTCCGAATAACTGTCTATACGTCTGTTCTGTCTGCTCAGCGGTATAACCAGCTAATTCACTTGATGATTCCAGGGAAGCCATAATCCGTCTGTATTCTTCCGTTGCAGGCACTGTTGCTGCTGCCGCTGCCGCTACACCGGCAGCCGCTGTTGATATCCCGCTTAATTTATCTCCGACAGATTTAACCTTATTTCCAAAATCATCAATTTTCTAAGCATATTCCTCTGTCTTAGTAATGCCATGTTTCAAGTCGTTTTCAACGTCCTTAAGCTGTTTCTCATAATCGGCTAAAGCCGTTTTTGTCTGGTTCAGTTCACTCCTTTTCTCACGGATTGCTTTCTCGTCCCGCTCTTCGGCAGTTTCGAGTAATTTCAATTGTTTCTCAAGGACTGTTACCTTTTCTCCATAATTTTTCGTCTGGCTTTCAAGATATTTTTGTTCATCTTTCAGCCTTTGCGCCGCTTTTGTACCATCCTTCCATTCCGCTTTAACCAACTGGAAAGCGGTTTCGTTCTCTTTTGCGGATGCAGACAGTGTATCCATGGTGTCGTCCAGACTCTTCATTTCTTCGTCCATTACGGCGGATCCACTCTTTATCTGCTTTTCAACGTCCTTAAGCCCTTTCTCATAGTTAATCAAAGCTGCCTGGGTACTTGTAAGCTGACTCCGCTTCTTTCTAATCGCCTGCTCATCACGTTCTTCTGCTCCCTCTAGGGCTTTTAATTCTTCTTCCAAAATTTTGACTTTATCAGAATATGTCTTTGTCTGTGCGGCAAGGTATTTTTGGCGGTCTTGCAGTTTATCCATTGCAGATGTGCTATCATCCCAAGCCGTTTTTGCAAGTTTGAAAGCATTTCTATTTTCCTGGATGGAATCATTCACCTGTTGGATTGATTTCTTAAAATCCACTGCGCCATCTGCCTTAAATACTAGGCCAACTCTTTTCAAATCATCGGATCCCATATAACGCCCTCACTTCTTGCACCCGCTGTCTTTGGTATTCCTCATAGCATTTATTAAAAAAAATGGGATCTGAACTCCAAAATTCCTCCTCGCTCATTCCCATTTTCCGCGCCGCAACCATATATTCCTCCCACTCAATCTCTAACGGGTCGGGGGCTTCTTCGCTTGTTTTTTTTTACTATAATCCTCGTATTCTTCCTGGAAAGCAGTAAGTACCTTTTCAATTTCTTCCGGGTCTGGCGGAACTAAAGAGATAGCTTCATCGAATCCTACTTTCTTCCCATTGCTTCTCAAAAGCGCATATATAATATCAGCCGCCATATCGAGATTTTCACTATCCGTTAATTTCTGCTTTTTTTCAACTTTTTTTGCAGCTCTTGAGAATCTTTTTATCTTTTGCAGATAGTATATTGTCCCAAAATTAACCTTAACTTCCAGATTCGTCCCATCCGTTAATCTGACCAAATGTCCCTTCATTCCCGTTCCTCCTACTGTGTGGCTGCCACTGCTGCCGCCAGATCTTCTTTGCATAAAACAGGCTTTGCAAAAAACTTATCTTCCGTCAGCTCTTCCGGGAAATTCACAGATGCTGAATCTACCATTACCTTAATATCTCCCTCATCATTAAAGGCATAGGCTTTGATAGTTATGGTATCCGTCTGCTCTGAGAAACTTTCTTCGCTTGTTTTTGCTTCATCCGTGTTTTCTGACAGTTTACATTTCGGGTACCATTCATACCGTTTCCGGTTTCCTTTCTGCACCACCGTTTTGCCATATCCAAAGAATGGCCGCAGCCGATTCCCACCGGACAGGATCAGGCCGCCAGCCTCTACATTGTCTCCCCTCATTCTGGCCAGATCGTCAACAGGAAAAGCAATAACTTCCACTTCGATACTGCTGCCCGGCGAACTATTATCTGTGTCATATACCTTCCCGCTGGCATACACATCTGTTGCATTTGCGCTTTCCGTAACCTTAACGCTTTTCACCACATCTGTTTTTGTCACATCCGGCTCAAACTCCTCTGTCCATTCGCCTTCATCCGTCATAACATTGAAACAATAATATTGTGCGCCGACAGACTCTTTTAGCGGCGGCTTTTTTGTATTGATTGCCATATTCCTTCTCCTTATCCAAACAATTTCTTTTCAATCGTCTCATAATATTTTTTCTGGTTGCTTTTAAAAGTGGGCCGTATATGTGGTCTACTTCTCCTTTTCCTGGTTCCATATTCCACCGCAGGGCCGTAAACCTTTCCCCACCCAACTTCTATTTCTTTCCGATTTCTTTTATATGTCACAGTATCCAGAAGATGGGTATATCCTGCTGCCTTTATCTGTGACCTTGGCTGCGGTAGTTTTCTTACATCGTCGATAAGTTCCTGCGCACCGGCTTCTAATGCATGAATAGTATCTTCTTCTGTTACTTCGTACTCCTTAAGCATTTTCGACAATTTGTCTAATCCATTAAAATTTGCATTAATAAACTCAGACATCTTCTATCACATCCAATGCAAAATATGTATGCCACGTTTTCGCAAATACCGGGTCTTCTTCTACGTACTCATGGTAGAAGGCCGGGTGAAGCCCATTCTCCCTCAGTCTATCCCTTAATTCCCGATATTTTTCATGCTGCGGGGTTCTTGCATAAAAAGAAATCTGATAGGTTACGATATTCTCATATCCTCCCCCAGAAGCCATTTCATCCTGTTCGGCAAACGGCCAATATACAATTCTGGGGTATTTATTCATATTCTCATCACTTGTGATTCCTTCGTTTACAGGAATCCCAAGACTGTGCAATAATTCACTCAGTTCTTCTTTGGACATAATATTTCCAACTCCCTTTCCGGCCGGATCAGCGTAAGCTCTGTCTCCGGGAAACCATACCGATCCTTTACATGCGTGGCATTGTATACCTGGTGCTGCACGCCCTCGATCATACAGACGCATTTACTGTCAATCCCCTTGTACATCGGTATCCTCAGCTTCACCGTGACTTCTTTCCCGCCTTGTCCCAGTTCATAGCGCATTCTGTCAAATACGGATATCTCCCGATACCAGATTTCCATATTCTCGTCTTCCAGTTTTTTCTCAGGGAAATCTTTTGAAGAATCGTCTTTTATCCGGTATAATTCAAATTTCCCATCTACATATTCGGGTGGACAGATCATCTTAATACCTCGCTTCCCATCTGCCAGCTTAAAATAAGCGTTGCATAATTGTTTTCCCATTCGTTCACTTTATGGTGATAGGCGTAGTACGCGTAATTTTTCAGGAGGCTTCTGTATGTCAAGTCCGTATCATAGTCTCTTCCTGGGTTCAGACGATCCAACCAATCAATTCCCTCTTTGATATAATTTTCAACCCCTGTATCCGGGAAATACGGCGGAATCTGGAATTCCTGCCGTACTTCCATAATCAGCTTTTCCATGTTCGCCTTCCTGCTGCCTTAAGGCTTTGTAACCTGTGTCACCGGCAGAGTATATTCTTCCAGTTTCGTTACATCAAATACAACTGCGCAGTTATCATCAATCGCCCGCCCATTTGCATAGCATTTCCCAATAATCAGATCCGCATCATCAAGAGCTTTTGTCTGTTTGTATTCGTCAAATCTCACAGAAGTAGCTCCCATGATATACGCATCCTTGATCGTAAAAATCCCTTTCCCCTGGGGGCAATTGGCATCTACATGCTTTACAATCGGCATAAAGGATGTATTCCTGTATCCGCCCGTCAAGGCTTCGCCATATAAACACGGGTCAATATACTCTGCTTCATCTATCGGGTTACAAATTAAATGCAGCTCCCCAACCGTCCGCATGCCTTCTTTTGTAAGAGTCCGCCTGATCGGCGCAAGCGCTTTCGGTGAGAACTTCTTAAGCGTAGTTAAAACAGGCTTCGCCGTTGCCGTTCCATCCGACTTAAATGTATCAATCTTATTCATGATACCAACCGGGCCCGTTTTACCGTCTCCGTTCAGGTATCCTAAAACCAGACCGTCCTGCATCCCTTCCGCCAAAATCGCCGTGAAATATTTATCGACAAATGGCATGGAAAGATCCCTGACTGCTTTGGGGATCACAAGGTATACCGTCAGTTTGTGCTGCTCGATATTCAATGAAGTGATCTGAGCGGACAGCTCTCCTTTAATTTCATCCGTTAATTCTCCCCACACGGCTTTCCCAGAATGGGAGGCAACAATCCATTTCTTAATGTCTGCCGGAGCAAACTGGATCAGCGTCAGGATGTCGCTTGCCTTCTTCACGTCATCTAAAGTCCTTTCGATGATACTGGTCGGGATAATGTCCACCTGATCCGCTGTAATGGCCTGCTTAATGTCTTTGAATTTCTCATAAAACTGCGTTTCTTCTTTGGAAAGTTTCCGAAGCCCTAATGATTTCCGG